AACTAATGCGTACTGACCCTGATAGATACCAAGCATTGTCCGATGAGATTATGCAAGCATATTCTGAAGGGAGGGTACGAAACTAATATTATTTTGGAGAATTAAAAATGACTGATTCAACTTATCCCGCAATGGACGGCGCAGTAAACAACACGAGCGCGGCTACTTTTATCCCAGAAATCTGGAGTGACGAGGTTATTGCCGCTTATCAGAAAAACCTTGTACTAGCTAACCTAGTCAAGAAACTGTCTATGACTGGTAAGAAAGGCGATACCCTTCACATTCCTAAGCCTACTCGTGGCGATGCTCACGCTAAAACCGCAGGTCAAGCAGTAACTATTCAGGCAGATACAGAGTCAGAAGTACTAGTAACAATCGACAAGCACTTCGAGTACTCGCGTCTAATCGAAGACATTACTGAAGCACAAGCACTAGCTTCTCTTCGTCAGTTCTACACTGGTGACGCAGGTTATGCTCTAGCTAACCAAGTTGATACTGACTTGTTTGCTCTAGGTAAACTATTTGGTAACGGTGCTACAGGTACAGAAGACTTTGTACACAGCAACTCTTTTGCTTCTGATGGTACTACTGCACTAGCGGCTACTGGTAACACTATTGGTGCTTTCACTGACGGTGCTTTCCGTGCTATTATTCAAAAGATGGATGAAGCTGACGTACCTATGGATGGTCGTTGTTTAGTAATCCCACCTTCTGCTCGTAACGCAATCATGGGTGAAGAACGTTTCTCATCTAGCGATTTCGTAAACGGTCAGACAGTAGTAAACGGTCAGATTGGTAACTTGTACGGTGTTGACGTATACGTTTCTAACAACTGCCCAACTACTTTTGGCGGTAAAGGTGCATACTTGTTCCACAAAGATGCTATGGTTCTTGCCGAGCAACAAGGTGTTCGTTCTCAGACTCAGTACAAGCAAGACTTCCTTGCTACACTGTACACTGCTGACACTTTGTATGGTACACAAGTAGTACGTCCTGAAGCAGGTTTCGTACTAACTGTATCTTAATAGTTGTACTATCTAGGGGATTCCTTCGGGAGTCCCCTTTCCCTTTCTGTTTTTATCTAGGAGTTTTGCTATGGGTTTATATCGCGGTATTGGTACAGTTGGTGATGCGGCAGATAACGCTTTAATACAAGACGTTACGTCACAAGCAACTGCCGCGCAAACAGCCGCAAGCATAGCAGTATCCTCCGCAAACTCTGCACAACTATCTGCAAACTCTATAAAAACATTAACAGCCGCTACAGGTCTAGCGGGTTCAGACGCTTCCTATAATAGCGAGACAGGTGTACTGACTATTCCTAGAGGCAACAAAGGAGAGTCAGGAGCAGACTTATCACCTGAAGTACTAAGAGAAAAAATAAAAAAAGTTGATGGCTTAGATAGTGATTTAGATGCCGATAAACTAGACGGGAAAGATAGCACACACTTTTTAAATATTAACAGTGCCTTAATAGGCGGGTTTTTTTAGAGGATTAAATAATGGGACAAACAATTCAAATTAAGAGAAGTTCTGGCACGGACGTACCTAATTCTCCTCTAGCTGAAGGGGAACTAGCATACGGACATTTTGGCGATAGCGCAGGTAAACTAGTAATAGGTAGACCATTAGGTAGTGGCGAGTCGGCAACAAACGATGTTATTGGTGGTAAGTTTTTTGTCGATACAATTAACGCGGCTAGTTCTTCTAACGGCACATCTACTATTGTAAAGCGTAATGCTAACGGTGACTTTGCCGCAGGTACTATTACAGCAAGTTTAATTGGTAGTGTAACTGGCAGTGTAACTGGTTCTTCTGGTAGCTGTACAGGTAACTCTGCTACTGCAACAACTCTTGCAACTGCTCGTAATTTTACAGTAGGAGATACAGACCATGAATTTAGCGGTTCAGCGGATGTAGACCTTACTACCGCAATAAATGCTCTTATTTCAGATAATGCTGATGTTAGTGCAATAAGTGATGCTACTTCTTTAGGGACAGCTAATGCTATTGTAAAACGTAATGCTACTGGTGGCGCAACCTTTGGCGGTGTACTTACAGCAAACGCAGTATTCGCCTCTACCCTACTAGGTAATCTTGTTTCAGATGTATACGCTACAAACGGCACTTCAGTAGTACTAGATAATGGTACTGATGGAACTGATGCTACTTTTACTGGCTCTGTTACAGGTAATGTAACTGGTGATGTTACTGGTGATGTTAAAGCTACAAACGGCACGTTAGTATTAAACAGCGGTACTGACGGCACAAATGCTACGTTTACTGGTAATGCCGCGACTGCTACTGCTTTAGCGTCAAATATTACAATTAACAGTAATACAGTAAACGGTGGTAGCAGTATTACATTAGATGCTGATGATATTTCTGAGGCTTCTTCTAATCCTAGCAACTTATACTTTACAGACACAAGAGCATATACTGCTATTAAAGCGGCTTTAAATTCTGCTACTCATACAGACGTATCTGTTGGTTTTGATGACGCTAATGAAACTATTGCATTAACAGGTACAGCTAGTGTAACTGCGGGTACTGGTGTAGATGTAGATAGTAATGAAGTAAGTATTGGTCAAGCTGTAGCGACTACTGATGATGTTCAATTTGCTAAAGTAGGTGTAGGTACAGCGGCAACAGATAATTATAAGTTGAACGTAGATGGTGCATTACAGGCTAATGCTTTTAAATTTAACAATGCAAATGATTCTTACTTTACAAGGGGTTTTGAGATAGGCAATACTGGCGGTTCAGGTAATTTTGCTTATCCGAATACTATTGTAAAAATTACATCTGATAACCAATCAGGCATTATTTTTGAAACTCGTGACCCATTAGACAATACTTCCACACTTAGTCAATTTAGTTTTGGTGCTGATACTACTAATTTTGTTTTAACTGGTAATAGTAACATATTTACTTCTGACTACACTAACTCTACTTTAGGTATTGGTGGTGCAAACGTAAGCGATAAACAACTTAAAGTACATGGTGATACAGAAGTACTGGGTAACTTAAGAATAGAACAATCTGATTCAAATAATGACGACTCTATTATATTTGGTAATACTTCTGACTCATCTCCAGATAATATAATTTTTAGAAATAATGTAGCAAACGACACATTTACTATAGAAGATACTTCTTATCCAGTAATTACTATACCTCAATTAGCCAACCAAACTACTCAAAATATTACGTTTCATAGAGATGTAGATTTTTCTGGCGATGTTTCTGTAGCGGGTACTCTTACCGTTACTGGTACACAAACAACTATAACGTCAACACAACTAGCTGTTGGTGATAATGTTATTACTTTAAATGATGACCACACTGACGATACAGAGGCAGATGAAGATTCGGGTATTGAAGTTAATCGTGGTCTTGTTACTGATAGTAGTGATGCAAGAGCAAAAGCTGAACTTGTGTTTGATGCTGACCAACTTGAGTGGGCAGTTAAAGTACCTAATGCGGCAGACACAGTAACTCAAAATGCTTCTACACCTATTTTAACCGTAGCTAACATTAACAGTAAAACATTTACTATTGATGGCGGTTCATTCTAATAAACTAAACTAACTCCGCGTATATACGCAATGTAAAAGGAGTCCATATATATGGCACAAACAATTAAATTAAAAAGGTCAGCCCAGTCAGGCTCTAGTGGAATACCAACAACAAGTGACCTAGAGTTTGGCGAGGTGGCAATTAACACTTACCACGGTAAGATGTACATTAAGAGAAGTAATCCAAGTGGTGTTGACATTGTTGAGATAAACCCAGACTCAAAAGAAAATGTTGTTGAAGATTTTCATACTTTTAGACTGCTTAACTTAACAACTAGTTATCAAACTATGTCGTTTCAGAATGACTATATGGCTACAGATTATGGAAGTGACCATGCTGTAGAGGCTGAGGTAACTGTAGATGTTAAGTATACAGACGGTGCAAGTGGATTTAACATAATAAATGACATTGAGTTTTATCTACAAGTTAGAGGGAGAAACGGTGCAGTTGCAATAAATAACGATTCTTTTACAGCAACACACGTTGCGTTTGTAACTTTAGGAAGTACTAGCTGTCATCGAATATCTTTTGAGGGTAACATAACAAAGTATATAGGAGATGCTACAGCTATAGCAAACAGTTCAACAGCAACTCAATACGCTGTTAAAACTCCTCTTGAATATTACTATGACCCAACAGTTAATAAAACGTATGTAACTTACTCTACTCAATATGGAAATATGTTTTCTTCAGGTACTCGTACTATTTATTTTTCTATAAACAACTTTTCTACATCTAATGGTACTTGGAAAACTCTTAAAACAATTACTCTTGACCAGTATGGTAATGATTATGTGGCTAACCTTAATAGAACCGAGACTGTTAAAGTTAAGGTAGGTGTCACTCAGCAAGGTTTAGACTATAGACTACAAGCTAGAGAAACTTCCACAGCAGGGGAAAATGCTCAACACGTAGAGCATCTACTCAAGATTACAGGAGTACCAGTATGATTGTAGGTTACGAACAATTAAATTCTGAAGGTAAACTAGTTAGAGTTGAAGTAGGCGGTTATGACGAAAACACCGACATAGATACTAAATACGAAGAACTTAAAGAAACCTACGCTGACGATGATTCTGTTATTGGTGTGTTCAAAGCATTAGATAAGCGCGGTAATAGGTATAGAATAGTAGAAATGGAGAGCATATAATATGTCAACTTCAGACCCTATACATATACAACAATCTATAGCACAAGTAGCAGTAGCGGATAACAGAGCAAACGGTCTTGTTATTGAACATGGTGGTAATGTACGTGACCAAGCAGGTTTAAGCATTCTTAGCAACGAAGTGTCTAGTGGTAATATATTCTTTGGAGATAGGTTAAATCCTAAAGCAGGACAAGTAAAGTATAACCACTATGTAGATAAAATGTTTTTCTATACTGGAGGCATCAACCGCGCTACTTTATCTAGTACTGGTTTTGAAATAAACGGTCAGCTTACTTGTTCTACTCTAGTATGCTCAGGTAGTACTATATTTAATAATAATGTTGTATTTAATACAGACTTAACTTTCGACAATAACTCTACGTCTGAACCTAATATTACTTTAGACGTACCTTCTTCAACAGTAAAGAAGATTATAGATGTAACTGAGAATGATACTAATAAAGGCGGTATCTGTTACTACTACGGTCAGTACGGACAGAGCCCGCTACTAGCTTTAGTTAATGAGTATCACGGTCTTCGTATTAAAAGCTACTCAGCTAACCAACATAGTTTAGAACCTTCTACTGCAACAGGGTTAGCTAAAGATGACGAAGTAGATTTAGGTACATCGTCTAATAAGTTTGATGACATCTACGCTACTAACGGTACAATACAAACTTCTGACCGTAATGAAAAGCAAAACATAGAAGGACTGTCAGAAGCAGAAGGAAGAGTAGCAGTAGCCGCTAAAGGTTTGCTTCGTAAGTTTAAGTGGAGAAGTGCTGTTGAAGATAAAGGCAATAACGCTAGAGTACACTTTGGTATTATTGCTCAAGACTTACAAGAAGCTTTTGAAGCAGAAGGTTTAGACGCAAGCGACTATGGAATGTTTACTAGTGCTACTTGGTGGGAACATGAGGGTGAGTCATACGTTTCAGAAGAAGATGCTCCTGAAGGTGCAACACAAAAAACAAGAATGGGAGTTAGATACTCAGAACTCCTAGCATTCATAATAGCAGGGATATAAGGAACTAGCTATGACTCAAGAAGGAAAACAGGTTTTAGATTTAGCCGCGGCATCAACAGGTATACTATCGTTAGCGGCTTGGCTACCGCCTCTGGCTAGTTTATTTACGATTGTGTGGTTAGGCATTCGTATCTGGGAATCAGACACAGTACAGAACTTACGTAAGTGAAAAAGAAACTACCGTGTCTATTAGTTTTGTTGTCAGTAGCTACTTGGGGTGACAACACGCAGGAAGGTTCTCTGAATACGTTTCATGGGGACAACAGTACAACAAATAGTAATAACACAACAACAGATACATCAACTAGTAATGTATACAACGGTGCAGGAAGTAGTAGCGAAATACCAGTAGGTTCAGCCGTAAGTCCTAGTTATATGTCAAACGGTATGGACACTTGCCTTAAGGGTTCAGGCGGTTCGTTACAAACAGTAGGTGTTGGGTTTTCAACAGGGTCATATCAAGTAGACCCCAACTGTGACCGTAGACGAGATGCTAAGTTGTTGTCGGACTTAGGTATGAAAGTAGCCGCAGTAGCCCGTATGTGTGAAGCAGTAGAAGTATGGAAGAGTATGTTCTTGTCAGGGACACCTTGCCCCATACTAAGTAACGGTAAGCTAGTCGTAGGTAAACGTGCAGTACTAGTAATGAAGAGACAACCAGAAGTATATATACCTGACTATAAAGATAACGCTGAATGGTACAACACTATACTAAACATTGGAGGAGAGGACACAGATGAAGAAGATGATATTATCTCTGTTAGTGCTAAGTTCCGTAGCACAAAGCAGTGAGTTAGACAACCTAATCAATACCTCTAATGCTATTGTTGACCAAATAGACAGAGGTATTAAACTTGTAGGTGCGGCACAAGAGTATGCTTACACAGGCTCAGGTTTGTCTGATGGTACATTGTCCTCTACAGCGCACATTAGTGCAGAACAGCTACAGGCATACAACAACGCGTTGACTAATATGTCTAAC